GGGGTTACTGTTGCTCTGATAAAAAAGGACTCTTGTTTAGCCATATACATAGTCTATATAGTTCAGTTTATTATACTTGTTCTGCACCTCGTCGCTATACGCCTATGCTCTGCGCTAGGGATTTTCTACTGAAATCGCAACACCTAGCGGCAAAACTAGGTTAAAACTTTCTTTAATCAATTAATTATATAAGTAAACGCCATCTAGGACATACATGGACAGCATATATTATGACAGAATAGCCGATAAATTGATACAATTTAGGTCGAAATTCCAATCTTTTGGAAATTTACAAGACCTGAAAGCACAGTGGACAGTTGACCACATGGTCAATATGATTGATGCATTGCTTCAAAATATAGATCAGATGGCGGAATTAGATGCAAAGGGGTGGCTTAAGTGAAAATTACTGCAGTGAAATTGTGTGATGAAGATGCATGCTATTGCATGGGTTCAATCCATTGCTTGGAGGAAGAGGAGTGAAGAAACTAGGCCGCCCACGCAAAGCACACGCACTTAGAAAGGAGAATATCTCAGTTAATCTACCTAAAACCCTAGTTAGTGAAGTAGAATCTCAATTATCTTATCGTTCATCGCGATCAGAATGGATACAATTGGCAATCGAGGAAAAATTAAGCGGTTCTTTTACTGTTTCAGAAGCAGGAACTAAGAATTTATTATTGGCTGCTAGATTGAGAGAAGACATTGATCCATTTGTCAAAAAGGTCATAGACAATTATCTCAAACCAGCGATGCCAACTGAGGAAACTGTAGAAGAACAATAAGATACAGCAACCTTTCACACCAAACGATTCTCTCGTTCTGTTGTTTGTCTATTGGTGCTATTGCTTCAAGTCCTTGAGACATTTCTTTATCTCCCTTAATTCTTTTAGAATCTTAGTTAAGATTAGAACAGCAGCCATCATTCAACGCCTCTAGCGTCTTGTGCTCGCTCGTTAAGAATCAATAAGATCTCTTCATCTGAAGAAACTTCGTATTCATCTAGTTCAATGTAATAAGATGCTGCCGATGCTGTTTGACCATTAATTTGCATATCTACGGCTAAACTTAATGATTGAGTAACCATAGCATCGCCTTTGATAACATATTGGTTTTGATAATTAGACCCTTCGTATCCTTTATCGCCTAAAAATCCATACACGCCAATAGTTCTATTGCTTGCGGCTAAAGTACCACCACCGAGGTTTTGACGATGTCCAGCAGCAAGTGCCAACTCTTCATTTGACATTCTACGCAATTCCCTAGTTGAAAAGGATTGTAATGCAAATGGCATATTGTTTGTAGTAGCTGGTAATGTTACAGTTGGAAAAGAAGATATGAAAGTAACTTTGTATGCGTAACCTCTTCTTTCATCAACTAAAATGTTTTGAAAGTATACTTTAGGTATAGGATCTTCTAATACAGCGTCGGCTTCTGCAAATCTGACTTCACCTGACAAGTATACTCTACGACCAGTACGCTTCATTTCTTCACCGCCTTATGTGCGGCTCTAACCGCTGATCTAAATCCGCCTTTTCTCCAAGTGCCATTCTTGTTTTTGTATGTAGGTGCTATGCGACGAAACGCTGCAGAGTATTTACGACCATAGGCAGATTTGCGTCTTTTCTTTGGTTCTGATCTAACTTCTTCTGAAAGAGTAGTTCCTTCAGATTCTCGCTCACTAGAAATGAGTCGGCGGAACGCCATATACTCATCAACAGTCAGCATCATGTCCCTTGACAACTAACTCACCATCACTGTTGAGATAGTGCCAATGCCATTGCTGCTGATGTAGTAAGGGTCATTACTTCACATTCTAAGACTATGTTAAAAGTCATGTTTGAGGTTGATGCCCAATTAGTTCCACAAAGACCGCCTAGATAGACCTCTTCAACTGCTACCAAGAAACCGTCGCTGTAGTGTTGAGGTAGATGGGAGTCGTTGTAGACGTTGCTAGGAACTGCAGACGCTCCGTCTTGATTGTGACACCATAGCATTCCTTTTGCAATAGTTGTCCTGTCGTCTAAACTGACAAGTCCAGTATTAGATTGAGTAGTTAATTGCCAAACAGCCTCGCTGGATACACCCGCATCCATCTTAGGGGCACCGTTTGGAATAGCACCGGTAGGGCCTTGGCACCATTCTCCTTCGATTGCTCTAATCTTTAGGATGGACTTTCCTAGTGCATTAACATAGGATGATAGATCCACTGCTGTTTGCACAAAGGTGCCGCTGTCGTCTGGGGTTACTGTTGCTCTGATAAAAAAGGACTCTTGTTTAGCCATATACATAGTCTATATAGTTCAGTTTATTATACTTGTTCTGCACCTCGTCGCTATA